CAGGCTTTAGAGATACATTACCTTCATCCTCTTATGCAGTAATGGATTCTGGATACAAGTATCAATATGATAGATTCAATGATGTGTTCAGATATGTTCCATTAAATGGAGATACAGCAGGTCTTTGTGTAAGAACTGATTTTGTAGCAGATCCATTTTTCTCTCCAGCAGGATTCAATAGAGGTCAAGTTAAAGGTGTTACAAAACTTCCTTTCTCACCAAGAGCTACTGAAAGAGATATACTTTATAAAAAAGGAGTCAATCCAGTAGTCACCTTCCCTGGTAATGGTACAGTATTATTTGGCGATAAGACACTTCTTGCTAAACCTTCTGCATTTGATAGAATAAATGTTAGAAGATTGTTTATTGTATTAGAGAAATCAATAGCTACAGCAGCTAAGTTTCAACTATTCGAATTTAATGATACATTTACAAGAGCCCAATTTAGAAATCTTGTAGAACCCTTCCTTAGGGATATTCAAGGTAGAAGAGGTATTACAGATTTCAAAGTGGTTTGTGATGAATCCAACAACACTGGTGAGGTAATAGATAGAAATGAATTTGTTGCTGATATTTTCATAAAACCAGCAAGATCAATTAATTTTATTCAACTTAACTTTGTTGCAACGAGAACAGGTATCTCGTTTGATGAAGTTGGCGGTTAAAGGGAGATAACTAATGGCCACAGCATTTAATGTAGAACAATTTAAATCTGCCCTTACAAACGGTGGAGTTAGACCTAATCAATTTGCAGTACAACTTTCATTTCCAACATATGTAGCTGGAGCTGCTAATTCTGTAAGAAAATCACCATTTTTAGTGAACGTTGCAGAATTACCAGGACAAATAATTAATCCAGCAATTGTATTATATCGTGGAAGAGAAGTTAAATTTTCAGGTGATAGAATTTATGCACCATGGACAATTACTGTTCTTAATGATTCTTCAATGTCGATTAGATCTGGTATTGAGCAATGGATGGCAGGTATGGAAGATCTGCAAACGAAAGTGGGTAGACTCAATCCTGCTGTATATCAGAAAAACTTAGATGTATTTCAATTAGATAGAAATGGAAATGTTTTAAAGAGTTATCAGCTATTAGACTGTTTCCCTGTAGACCTTTCTCCTGTAGCATTAGACTTTGGAGCCAATGATCAGATATCAACGTTTACTATTACATGGCAATATCAGTCATTTGTAGTAACTGATTCTCCAACTAACTTTGGATCTGATGTATTGGGTGGTTTATTTAACATTTCAGTTTAAGGTTTATTTTTTATTATGGCACTTAACTTATTTGGGTTCACAATTGAACGTCAGAAGAAACCGGATTTTACTACACAATCAATAGTATCTCCGGTTTCTGAAGACGGAGCAATCACAGCTTCATCAGCAGGCTATTATGGCACTTTTGTAGACATAGACGCGTCAACAAGAAGTGAAGCTGACTTAATTTCAAGATATAGAGAAATAGCAGGTTATCCAGATTGTGATAATGCTATAGAAGAAATTATTTCTGAAGCAATTTCAGCAGTAGATAATGAAGATCCAGTTAAAATTAATTTAGATAATACAGGTTTATCAGAAAGTTTAAAGAAAACTATAACTTTTGAATTTGATAAAATAAAAAAACTTCTTGATTTTAATGACAAAGCACATGACATCTTCAGAAGATGGTATGTAGATGGAAAAATATATTATCAAAAATTAATCGATAAACAAAATACTACTAATGGTATACAAGAATTAAGATATATTGATCCTAGAAAAATAAAAAAAGTAAGACAAATAAAAAAGAAAAAAGATGTAAGTGGTGTAGATCTTGTAGAAAAAATTGAGGAGTATTTTGTTTATAATGAGAAAGGTCTATCTTATAGTCCAGGCATTCCTCCCACAAGTGATCAACAAGCAGGTATAAAAATTGCAGTAGATACTATTGCGTATTGTCCATCAGGTATAATGGATCTTCAGAGAAGTTTAGTAATTGGTTACCTTCATAAAGCTATAAAACCCGTTAATCAATTAAAAATGATGACTGATTCGTTAGTTATCTATAGGATAGCTAGAGCTCCAGAAAGAAGAATATTTTACATTGATGTTGGTAATCTTCCTAAGTTAAAAGCAGAACAGTATATGAGAGATATCATGGCAAGATATCGTAATAAAGTAGTTTATGATTCTGCCACTGGTGATGTTAAAGATGATCGAAAGTTCATGACAATGTTAGAAGACTTTTGGTTACCAAGAAGAGAAGGTGGAAGAGGAACTGAAATAACAACTTTGCCAGGCGGTTCAAATCTTGGCGAAATAGCTGACATTGAATATTTTCAAAATAAAGTTTATCAATCTTTAAATATTCCAGTATCTAGATTTCAACAATCATCTGGATTTAACTTTGGCCGCCAAGCAGAAATCACACACGAAGAAATTAAGTTTATTAAATTTATAAACAGATTAAGAAAAAAGTTTAATCATTTATTTACTGATCTATTAAGGACTCAACTTCTACTTAAAAATATTGTAACAGATTCTGATTTTGATGATCTAAAAGAAAATATAAGTTTTTCTTATGCGCAAGATCAATATTTTCAGGAAATGAAAGAAGCAGAAAATATGAGAAATAGAATTGATTTACTAACACAGATGCAACCATTTGTTGGTAGATTTTATTCTGATAATTACATTAAAAAGAATGTTCTTAGGTTAAATGATGAAGAAATAGAGGAAATAGATGTTGATATACAAGAAAATCCTCCTCCTCAACAACAAGAAGAGTAATAAAATCTTATAAATAAATGAAAAGGAATTATTATGTCGGAATTAGAAACAGCAGAACCTGAGTTAGAACAAGAAGTTCAACCAAATTACGTCGATAATTTTGTAACTAATGTTATAGATGGTAATAATTCAGTCGCAAAAGAAGATTTTGAGAACTCATTATCTTTAAAGATTACGCAAGCTATGGATGACCATAAACGAAATATAGCAAGTCATATTTTTAACCAAGGATCTGAAGATGGCCAATCACAACAAGATGACCAAGGCTCAAGTTAAAAAAAAAGAGGATATAGTAAAAGGTATGAAAAAAAACTTTAATCAATTTAGACAAGAGTATGGCAATAAAGCTAAAGAAGTAATGTATGCTACAGCTACAAAAAATGCTATGGAAGAAGAAACAACAGAAGTATATGTTGAGCATTGGTGTGCTAAACATGTCTATCATGATGTCTTTGGAGAAGGATTAGTACTTGAAGGACAACACGAAGTTCCTGATGAGAATGGACATATTTCTTGGTATACAGTTAAATTCGATCATGGTAATGAAACTGTCTTTACTGAAGATGTAGAAATTATGCATGAACGTCATCATGGTCATATGATGAAGAAAAAGAAAAAAGTTGAAGAAGACAATCACGAAATGGGTCATGATGTAAAAAGTAAAAAAAGAATGGCTCAAGCTAAGAAAAATATTAAAGACGTAGATAAAGTAGATGATTTAAGTGGTGTAGATGAAGAACTCACTGGCGATCAACACAAATTAGATGCTAATAAAAATGGCAAAGTAGATGCACATGATTTTAAGTTATTAAAAAAAATTAAGAAAGCTAGAGGTTAAATATGTCAAGTGCAGATAGAGGCAGTGTTGTATCATTAGGTGATGCTAACATTTTAATGTTACAAAAGAGAAGGGCAGTAATTCATTGCTTATCTTCAACAACCGTTAATGGAAATGTTCATGCTAATACATTTGGTGGAAAGAGTAATTTAATTCATAAACATGCTAACCTATATGCTTCTCAAACATTTGACTCAACAAAAGATGCTTTAGCTATTGATGGTGTTACATATTCAATTAATGGTGATGTAACTATTGAAAGATATAATACAAATGCAGATAGAGCCAATGCAATTATACTTACACAAGGTCAAGGAAAACTTGAATTAGATGGATACAATATACCACTAGAAAGAGCAGGAAATATATTAGTATCATTTGGAAGTACTGAAGGTTTTGTTACTTTAAGTGTTAGCAAAGGGGATGCGTTTGTTGATCCAGATACACAACAATTAGAAGCAAGACAAAGAGGAGACTTCTAATGAAACTAATAACTGAAGTAAATATAGATTCAGAAATCAAATACCTTGAAGAAACTAATAACGGTAAAAAAAGTTATTACATTGAAGGTAAATTTATGGGGTATGATGAACCAAATAAAAATGGTAGAATTTATCCTCGCGGTATTATGGAAAAAGAAGTTGGTAGGTATCAAGAACTTATTGATGAAAAAAGATCTCTTGGAGAATTAGGACATCCACCAACTCCAACAGTTAATTTAGATAAAGTGTCTCATCTTATTACTAATTTAAAAGTAAATGAAGATGGTGATGTATATGGTAAAGCAAAAATTTTAAGTACTCCTATGGGAAAAATTGCAGAAAATTTTATTACCGAAGGTGTACGTTTAGGTGTATCCTCAAGAGGAGTGGGTTCACTAAAAGAAAAAGATGGTATTAATGAAGTTCAAGATGATTTTCAATTATCTACTGTTGATATCGTTTCAGATCCTTCTGCTCCTAATGCATTTGTAAGAGGTATTATGGAGAATGCTGAATGGTTTTTAAATAATGGCATATGGGAACCAAGACAAGTGGAAGAAGCTCAAAAAACTATAAGAAAAGCATCTAAAAGACAACTTCGAGAAGCTAAATTACATGTATTTAAAAAATTATTAAATTCTATCAAGTAACATTTTTTTATAAATAAAATAAGAACACATAATCAGGAGACAAAGAATGTCAGTCGAATCTAAAATTAAACAATTGCTACAAGGCAACACTGAAGATAAAGATACGTTATCTGAAGCTGATAATAGTATGGAAAAGCCAGATGATCTTTCATCAGTTAGTGTAGGAGATGTTGGTCAAAAAACATCATCTCAAATGAAAAAAGATTCTTCAAGGGCAGGTAAAGCTGCTAATGCTGGCGATACAAGTATATTACCAAACTTAGGTAATTCACCTAAACCTACAGTTGACGTGTCTCAAGAAGATCAAAAAAATCCAGGTGCAAAAGCAGCTGCAAAAGTAATTTATGCAAAGAACCCTTCTTCTATTAAAATGAAGGGTGATGCAAAAACATCAACAATACCAGGTGTGACATCAAAATCAGGAGTATCTTCAATGACAGTATCAGCTAGCGAAGAAGTAGAACAAAGTGAAGATGAGCAAATTTTAGAAGTAGACATTACTGAAGAATTAGATAGTATTTTTGGAGAAGATCTTTCAGAAGAATTCAAACAAAAAGCAACTTCTATTTTTGAAGCAGCTGTTATAGCTAGAGTAAATAATGAAATGGAAAAAATTGTTAGTCAAATTGAAGAAAACAATTCTGTTGAATTAGTTGAATATAAAGAAGCGTTGGTTGAAAAAGTAGACAGCTATATGAATTACATTGTAGAGCAATGGATGGAAGAAAATAAATTAGCTGTTGAAAATGGTTTAAGAAATGAAATAACAGAAGAATTCATGACAGGTCTTAAATCACTATTTAAAGAATCTTATATTGAAGTTCCAGAGGACAAACTAGATGTGTTAGATGATTTGACTAATAAAGTGGAATCATTAACAGCTGAGTTAGATGAGACAGTTAGTGATAATGTGTCACTAGCTAATGAACTTTTAGAGTTTAAAAAGTCGTCAGTTTTTGAAACAGTTACAGACGGACTTGCCGAAACAGAAAAAGAAAAACTTAATAAATTAGTTGAAGGTGTTGAATTTGAAAGTGAAGAATCATTCACTGAAAAAGTTAAAGTAATAAAAGAAAACTATTTTCCAAAAGATAAAATTCAATCGCCAGAACAAACATTAGTCGAAGAAAGTCAAACACAAGAACCAGAGATTGATTTGTCATCTTCGATTTCAAAATATGTAAATACAATTTCAAGAATGAAGAAGTAATAACCAATAAACATTTTAACATAAGGAGTAAAAAATGTATTTATCCGAAAATTCAATGAAGAAATGGAATCCAGTTTTGGATCACCCAGATCTTCCAAAGATTGAGGAAAACTATCGTAAGCAAGTTACTGCTGTTCTTTTAGAGAATCAAGAAAAGGCTCTCATGGAAGAAAAAGCAATGTTAACTGAAGCTGCCCCAGCTAATAACTCTGTATCAACAGATGGTATTGATAGATATGATCCAATATTAATTGGTCTAGTCCGTAGGGCTATGCCAAATCTTATTGCATATGATATTGCCGGTGTACAGCCTATGACAGGTCCTACTGGTCTTATTTTTGCAATGAGATCTTTATACGGCAACAACCGTACAGAGGGTGCTACTACAGAAGCATTATTTAACGAAGCTAATACAGGTTTTTCAGCTTCTGCATTCCAGAAAGCAGGAAACGCAGCTACAACTGGCACAGGTCAAATTGGTGATAATCCAGTAGACGCCGGTTATAATACAGTTCCAGGTATGACTGCAGCGTTAGGTGAGGCTTTAGGTGATGCTGATGATAATTCTTTTGGTCAAATGTCATTTAGTATTGACAAGACAACTGTAACAGCTAAGACAAGAGCTCTAAAAGCTGAGTACACGTTAGAACTTGCTCAAGACTTAAAAGCAGTTCATGGTCTTGATGCTGAGACAGAGCTTTCAAATATTCTTTCTCAAGAAATTATGTTTGAAATTAACCGTGAAGTTGTTAGAAGAATTTATCTTGTTGCTAAAGCAGGTTCTCCAGCTACAGCAGTTCCAGGAACATTTAACCTAGACGTAGATTCAAACGGTCGTTGGTCTGTTGAAAGATTTAAGGGTCTTTTATATAACATAGAAAGAGACTGTAATAACATTGGTCAAGATACTCGTAGAGGAAAAGGTAATTTTGTACTTTGCTCTTCTGATGTAGCTTCTGCTCTTGCAATGGCAGGTGTACTTGATTACGCTCCAGCACTTAAGCCTGACTTGAATGTTGATGACACAGGTAATACATTTGCTGGTGTAATTAATGGTAAACTAAAAGTTTATATTGATCCATATTCAGCTAATTTAAGTACTGCTAATCAATTTTACTTAGCTGGTTATCGTGGAACATCTCCATATGATGCTGGTATATTCTACTGCCCATACGTTCCTCTACAAATGGTTCGTGCAGTTGATCCACAGAGCTTCCAGCCTAAGATTGGCTTTAAGACTCGTTACGGTATGATTGCTAATCCATATGTGGTTCAGGCTAATGGTACAGTTGATGGTGACACATTTACAGCAGATCGTAACCAGTACTACAGACTTTCAAAAGTCACTAACTTAATGTAAAAATTAAGATTGTTTTACTTCAAAGGGCTCTTTTTTAAGGGCCCTTTTTTTTGTATAAATATATCATGGCTTATACAATAAATAAATCAAATATAATATCAGAAGTAAATACAGTAAATAAAGGTTCTGTTTATAACTATTTACGACCCAATGCCTTTAAATTTGTTATAAAAGACCTTCCACACGTAGCATATACTTGTCAATCAGCTAATCTTCCATCAGTTCAAAATGGTTTTGCTGTGCAACCTACGCCTTTTGTTGACCTTCCTAGAATTGGTGATAAACTTAACTTTTCAGAGTTCACTATCCGTTTTCTTATTAGTGAGAATATGGTAAACTATATAGAATTATTAGAATGGTTAATTGCTTTAGGATTTCCAAATGATTATTCACAATACAAAAGTTTTGTTGGCGATAGATTGAATAGGTTTCCATTTATGACAACAACAATGGGTAACAGTGAACCTGCTGCGTATTCTGATGGAACATTAACTATATTAGATTCAGCTAATAATCCTAAAACAAATGTTTTTTTTAAGGATTTGTTTCCTATAGCAGTAGAAGCATTAGATTTTGATATAACAAGTTCAACTGTTGAATATTTTATAGGCATTGCAACATTTAAATATAGGACATTTGAAATCGAAGCATTATAAATTTAATTTATGGAGTTATTATGGAAAAAAAGAAAGTTCAACTGGACTTAAACAAAATTCGTCAAAGCAAATTCTTTATTGCTACACCTTGTTATGGGGGAGCTTTAACAGAACCTTATTTTAGATCAGTAATAAAACTTATGACATTTATGAATGGTCATACAATTCCTTTAGCGTTTGGAACAATAGCAAATGAGTCTTTAGTAACAAGAGCAAGAAATGTATTACTAGCCTACTTTTTAAATTCAGATTATACTCATCTTATGTTTATAGATGCTGATATTGAATTCCAAGTAGATGATATATTAAAATTATGGATGCATGATAAGGATGTTGCAGTTGGTGCATATCCTAAAAAAGGTGTAAATTGGTCACACATTAAAGAAGCTATACTTTTAGATCCTTCACAAAATCATTCTCCTGGACAAATTGGTGCATTAGGTTCTGACTATGCTATAAATTTTCAGTTTATAGATAAACATAAAAAACAAGTTGGTGTTGAAAATGGATTGATTAAACTACATGATGCGGGTACTGGGTTTATGATGATTAAACGTGAAGCTATTTTAAAATTAGTAAAAGAATACCCAGAGATCAAATACAATAATGATGTACAAATGGGTGGTGTAGATCTTAAAGATAATTTTTATGCATTATTTGATACAATGATTGATCCAGTTGATAAAAGATATCTTTCTGAAGATTATACATTCTGTCGTAGATGGCAAAAAATGGGCGGTGATATTTGGTTAGATCCATCTATTTCATTGAATCATTATGGTTCGTTCTGTTTCCAAGGTAATCCTGAAATGATAATAAGTTTCAATCAACCTGGAGAAACAGCTCCTCCTTCAACAAGAAGTGTAACAGTTGATAAAGAAAAAGAAAAACCGGAGACTATAGATTTAGAAACTCTATAGATATGAAACTTAGTGATATACAAGAACAATGGAAAAATGACTCCAAGATAAATCAGTTAGAGCTTGGTAATGAAGCAGTTAGAACACCTAATCTTCATGCTAAGTACCTAACGGTTTTATCTAATATTAAATTACAGCAGCGTAAAGCCGAAAGCGACTACAATAATATGAGACGATTAAAGTATCGTTATTATCGTGGTGAGCTTACTGAATCTGATCTTAATAAACTTAATATATCTCAATACATGGGTAATAAACCATTGAAAAATGAAATGGATGAATTTCTTACTTGTGATGAAGATTTAAATACTTTAACTGATAAAATTGAATATTATAAAACAGTTATGTTTACATTAGAACAAATTCTAAGATCCATAAATTCAAGAACTTGGGATATTAAATCAGCAATAGAATGGAATAAATTTACAAATGGCGCATTCTGATAAAAATTTTATTAAACCTCCAGACAAAGAAGAAAAACAATCTTCGAATAATTACCAAGTTTCTTATGTTAATTTTGAAGGCAAAGCAGTAACAAGATTTTATGACAGACATCTCGATAACAAAAAAAAATGAAGTATACATAAAAGTTAAATGTGATCCATCCATAGCACAAGAATTGCATTCACATTTTTCATTTGAGGTACCAGGTGCTAAATTTCATCCAATGTATAGAAACAAAGTATGGGATGGACAGGTACATCTTTTCTCATTATTTACACAAGAAATATATGTAGGTTTAAAACCATATGTAGAATATTTTGCTAAAGAGAATAATTATACAGTTGATGATTCGGAATTTGTAAGTACACTAGATAATGTTTCAAAAGAAAATCTAAGTCAATTCATAGAGCAACTTAAACTAACTTCATCTGGCAAGCCTATTGAAGTGAGAGACTATCAATTTAATGCTATTTACAATGGTATTAATCAAGGAAGAAGACTATTATTATCACCGACAGGATCTGGTAAATCTTTGATCATTTATGTTTTATTGAGATGGCATGAGCAGTTTGGAAGAAAACAAGTAATCATAGTTCCAACTACATCATTAGTAGAACAACTGTATTCAGATTTTCAAGATTATTCATCTAATAATGGTTGGAAATCATCATATAATTGTTATAGAATATATGGAACTGTCGATAAGACAAATGATATGCCAGTTACAATATCTACATGGCAATCATTATATAAACTTCCAAGAAACTTTTTTAAAGATTTTAAAGTCATATATGGAGATGAATGTCATTTATTCAAAGCAAAATCATTAACTTCAATAATGCACAAATGTATAACAACACCATATCGTATAGGAACTACAGGAACACTTGATGGGACAAAAACTCATAAATTAGTTTTAGAAGGTCTATTTGGTCAAGTATTTAAAACCACAACTACAAAACAATTAATTGAATCAAAACAACTTGCTGATTTAAAGATTCATGCTATTGTTTTAAAGTATTCAGATGAGTTAAAGAAAGATAATAAAAATAATACTTACCAAGAAGAAATGGATTTTTTAGTTCAACATTATCCAAGAAATAAATTTATTAGAAATTTATCTTTAGATCAAAAAGGTAACTCTTTAGTATTATTTCAGTATGTTGAAAAGCATGGTAAGTCATTGTATGATATCATATTACAAAAAGCCGTAAATAGAAAAATATTTTTTATATATGGCGGTACTGAAACACAACAAAGAGAAAATGCAAGAAAAATAACAGAAGGAGAAAACAATGCAATAATTATTGCTTCATTTGGAACTTTCTCTACAGGAATAAATATAAAAAACTTACATAATATAATATTTGCTTCACCTTCTAAATCGAGAATAAGAAATCTTCAATCAATTGGTAGAGGTTTAAGAATTGGAGACAATAAAACAAAATGTAAATTATTTGACATAGGAGATGATTTAAGTTGGAAATCAAAAAGAAATTACACTTTAATGCACATGATAGAAAGAATAAAAATTTATGCAGATGAAGATTTTGATTACAATACAGTCGAGGTTAATCTATGAATAAAGATAATATAGAAGTAAAATATTTAAAATTAATTAATGGTGAAAGCCTTGTTGTATCTTCAAATGATGATTTTAGTGATTTTAAAAATAAAAAATACATTGAAATATTTGATCCTATTGAAATAAGAGCAATGAAAGTTACTCATGGTTATCAAATTATGGAACATTATACAATGCAGCCTTGGATTAAAATGGCCAATACAACTCAGGTAAATATGCCTACATCTTCTATAATAGCAGTAGTTGATTTACATGATGATGCTGTGTTACAATATAAAGAGTACATAAAAGACGCTGTTGAAATAGAATTTATGGACCAGGAAGAAGAAATAAAAATATTAGAAAGTGAAGATGATAGTTATGGAGAAGGCACAGAAGGAACAGAAAGACCCAAAAAAATTATCCATTAGTAATCCTAAGAGTACTCATTATGTGGACAATAAAAAATTTTTAGAAGAATTAAATAGTTATAAAAAAAAGGTTACTACAGCAAAAGAAAAGGATATTCCTAAACCAATGGTATCAAATTATCTTGGGGAATGCTTTTTGAAGATAGCCACTCATCTTTCATATAAAGCAAATTTTATAAATTATACTTACCGTGATGACATGATATCTGATGGGATAGAAAATTGTTTAGTTGCTGTAGAAAAGTTTGATCCTGCTAAGTCTTCAAACCCATTTGCATATTATACACAAATAATTTATTTTGCATTTGTAAGAAGAATACAAAAAGAAAAAAAGCAACAAGCCACAAAAT